TTTCCAGATGGTAGTTCCTGCCGAAACAGTAGAGGAAACGATCAATGAGTTACTACGATTTTGTGGTGAAGGAGATATTATTATTGATCATGGCAATAGCAATTTTAAAGACAGACGGAAGAGAGCAGAACGCTTGGCAAAGTTGGGTATCCAATATATTGATTGTGGCACTAGCGGTGGTGTTTACGGTTTGGATCGTGGATACTGTCTTATGGTTGGCGGTGGAGATACTGCAGTCTCCACTTGTAAAAGCATTTTTAATGCCCTCGCTCCAGGAATCAACGCTGCCGAGAGGACTGAGTTTGACTCACCTGTAACTTCAGCAGAGTATGGTTGGTTGCACTGTGGTGGTCCAGGAGCAGGACATTTTGTAAAGATGGTGCATAATGGTATTGAGTATGGTATTATGCAAGCATATGCCGAAGGATTTAACATTATCAAGAATGCTAACAACGGAGCACAGTATGTTAGAGAAGGAGACGCAGAGGTTGCCCCTATGGCAGATCCAGAATCTTACTGCTATGATATTGACGTTGCTGAGGTTGCTGAGTTATGGCGTCGTGGTAGCGTTGTTGGTAGTTGGTTACTTGATCTTACTGCTGATGTGTTGCGCCGCAGCCCACAGCTTTCTAACTTCTCTGGAGGGGTATCCGATAGCGGTGAGGGTAGGTGGACGGTTAATGCTGCTGTGGATTTGGGGGTTCCCGCTCCTGTCATCACAACTGCGCTTTATGAAAGATTTAATTCACGCAATCTGGGCACTTTCGCTGCCAAGATTCTAAACGGTATGCGTTATATGTTCGGAGGACATCACGTTAGATGATTACATCAACAACACCTTATAAACTTGCTGATATTATTCGGGACACTTGGCCTGGTCTTTACAGAAAACCTCAAGTGTCCTATAATAATAAAAAGATTTCTGACAAGGATCCCATTAATACTAAATAATTTTCAGTTTTATAAGAATTATGAAGTTTACAGTATATTCAAAAGAAGGTTGTCCTTATTGCAGCAAAGTAGAGCAAGTATTACAATTAGCAAATCTTGAACACGTTGTGTATAAACTCAATGAAGATTTTACAAGGGATCAATTTTATGCTGAGTTTGGTCAAGGATCTACTTTTCCCCAGGTAATTGTGGATGATCATCACATTGGTGGATGTACTGACACTGTTCAATATTTAAAGGAGCAAAATTTAGTTTGAGAGATGCCTGGAAAATATTATGCAAAATGACCATGGCAATAAAAAAAGAAAACTAAATAACTCAGATCCTCAGATTAATCGAGGTGTTGAATTACTACTTAGGAATAGGAGAAGAAAATCAGAAAAACCAAAAACTTTTCAAGTGAAATTTGGTAAAATGATTTCTCTTTTCCGCAGAGAGTTTCATTTTTTTATAGAATTTCATTTTGATATCAGAAAAAAATAAACTCTCTGGAGAAAACAAATGGAAACAGCATATGTAATAACATTCACCGTAATGTTCACGTTGCTCTTTTTTATGACAGGAGGTATAATAGGTTGGTTAACTTACAGACATCTGTTGGAATCAAAACCTCCATATTTGCATCCAGAGTTCTTTGATGAAAATGGGCAAGTAATACCAGACGAAATAGTATCCGTGAGATTTGAAAACGATTATGACTACACAGACGAAGACGAAGAGGAAGACTGAATCAAAGATCGAAGATCTTCCTACAAATCCTTTTGCATTTGAAGTACTTCAATTAGTATCAAAGCAAAGGTCAAATGCAAAAAAAGTTGAGATTCTTCAAAAGTATGAGGATCCCTCTCTTAAAACAATTTTAATTTGGAATTTTGATGAATCTGTAATTTCATTACTTCCTGTTGGTGAAGTTCCTTATGCTAGTACTGGAGAACAGAATTCATTTAGTGGAACTTTAAGTAATAAAATTGAAGATGCAGTTTCCAAGATGCAAGAGTTGAGTACAAATTCTCTTGGATCTTCAGATCAAGGAAAATCTTCAATTCGTAAAGAATATCATATGTTCTATAACTTTGTTAAGGGAGGAAATGATAGTCTAAGTTCTCTTCGTAGAGAAACTATGTTTATTAACATTCTCCAGGGACTTCATCCACTTGAAGCTGAAATTGTTTGTTTAGTAAAAGATAAAAAATTAGAAACTAAATATAAGATAACAAAAGAAATTGTAAGTGAATCTTATCCCGATATTCAATGGGGTGGACGTTCGTGACAGTAACAGTGGAGAGAAAAAATAAAATGGCAGGATCTTCAAAAAAAGAAACTCAAATTCTGCCTCATGAGTATGGTTGCCAGATTCTTTTAGAAAAAACAACTATAGAAAAAGCAAAGGATCCATCCTATCCAAATGATGCTTATTTGATTTGGTATATTGAGGATGGAAAACAGTGCATTGATTTAACTCGTTGTCATAAGAGAGTTCAATTATTTGATATGTACTATGACAAGTATGGTCCAGGTGCTGTTCAAAAAATTGATTTTGGATATGGAAGAGTAAATCCCAGGATTTGGGGATATAAACAACCTGAGAAAAAGAAAAGAAAATGAGTGCTGGATTTGGTGGAGATCCTAATCAAGGTAGAATTGGTAAGGATGCAAAAATTACTATTGATTTGGACAATATAGATATTGTTCTTAAACAATATAAAAAAATTAAAAAATATCAAAAATCATCTCTGTATGCTATCAAATCAATGGACGGCACAGAAGATATTGTCAGTTCATTGATAAAGGAAGCGGAGGAGAATCCACTGTAAAATGGGGAAGCATTATCTACTTAACTTGTATGGATGCTCGTTTGTCCTTTTGGACGACGAGCGTTGTCTTATAGACTTACTTGAAAACGCAGCAGTTGCTAGTGGTGCCACCGTAGTTCAGACTATTTCAAAGAAGTTTGACCCACAAGGAGTTACTGTTATTTGTTTGTTGTCTGAAAGTCATATTAGTATCCATACTTGGCCAGAGGAAGGTAAAGCAGCAGTAGATGTTTACACTTGCGGAGATTGTAATCCAAAGATTGGATGTGACATAATTATTCAACAGTTGTATGCAACTAATCATACATTGAGTTATATTGAAAGATAAACTGTAACAAAAGTTACAAAAGTGCTTGACTATATAGTGTGAATAGAGGTATAATACTCCTCTAACGTTCATCCTATGACTAAAGCACTTTTGCTTTTAGCATGGGTTCCACTTCTCTCTGTTTCAACGCCACAAGTTATTGCTACCTCACAAGTATCAGTAAGTTGTGACACTGCGATGGAACTAATGGACATCGTTAAAAACGACGATGTGGTTGTTCAAAGAGTAGAAGACCGATTGCTATTAGAACTCCGAAAGGATTTCATAAAAGTGTGTAATTGAATAGGACGGAAGTAAGCCGACGCGGAACGGATCGTTCATTCTCTATTCGCAAATAGAGAACGCAAACGCCGACTGAAGGAACGCTCTTTAACCTAAAAAACTAAGGAGAAAACCTAATGTCTAAAGTAGTATATCGCGGTGTTGAATATGATACGGAAAAACGTATTGCATATCAACAACAAATGATGCAACAACCTCAACAATACAATGAAACCTATCGTGGTGTTAAGTTTGTAAAGGAGGGGCACAAATGAATACTTACTTCGTTCGTTATCTTAAGAAAAAAGCAAAGAAGGAACAACTCCTTCATAATGCACAACTGAATATGGCAAAGCAACCTCAAGTTGCTTAATAAATCAGAGAGGGACTTGACTCCCTCTCTTTTTTTATGTATAATTACCTTTGTGAGGGTTAATCATGATGGATAAAGAAAAACTTAAGTTAATCATCAAAAATCTTGAGTCTCTTGTGGATTGTCTTAAATCAGAAGTCTATTCTGATGTTGATTCATATAAACCACAATATGAAGAGGTTGCTCCTTATATTGATGATTTTGATGAAGTCTTTTATGATGAAGAGGATGATGATGTATTTGGATCAGTAAAAGTTAATAGAAAATATAAACTAACAAACGACGATGATGGAGATGGATTGTGAAGGACATGTTTGAAGAATTTGAATTCATGAAACCAGAAGTAAAACTGGTGTCAGTAACACCAGATGCTGAGAAACATATGGCATATTGTGCCCGTGTTTCAAATCCAAAAAATCAAGACAATGAAAGTTTTGATGGACTTCTTAAGTACTGTATTAAACATCAGCACTGGAGCATTTTTGAACAAGCATCTATGACTGTAGAAATCAATACGACAAGAGGTATTGCAGCTCAGATTTTGCGTCATAGGTCTTTCACTTTCCAAGAGTTTTCTCAACGGTATGCTGATACCAATCTTCTAAACGAATCTATTCCTCTTCCTGAACTTCGTCGTCAAGATACAAAGAATCGTCAGAACTCGATTGATGACCTTCCAGACTATATGAAACTCACTCTACTGGAAGATATTCGTGTTCTGTTTGAGCAGTCTCAGAGAGTCTACAATCGTCTTCTGGAGAAGGGAGTAGCAAAGGAGTGTGCAAGGTTCGTACTCCCCTTGGCGACCCCTACAAGACTCTATATGACGGGTTCTGTGAGGTCTTGGATTCATTACATTGATTTGAGAGCAGGGCATGGTACACAAAAGGAACATATGGATATTGCTGAGGCAATTCGTTGTATTTTTACTTGTCAATTCCCTGCAGTTTCTGCTGCTCTTGGTTGGAATCGTGATAACTGTGCTGATTGTGAAAGTATTCAACCATCAGTTCGTATAGACTAAATATTCTCATATAAAATGGAGGAATGAATTTGGCAACTTATCCTGTTGTTAATACAAAGACTGGAGAACAAAAAGAAGTAGTTCTCAGTGTTCATGAGTGGGATCAATGGAAAAAAGATAATCCAGACTGGACAAGAGATTGGTCAGATCCATCTACTTGTCCTGCTGCTGGAGAGGTTGGTGAAGTTTATGATAAGTTAAAGAAATCTCATCCAGGGTGGAATGATGTTCTTCATCGAGCATCAAAAGTACCGGGTTCAAAAGTAAAACCAGTTTAATTCTATATGGCAAGAAAAAGAACGAATGATCAACCGATTGGTGTTGGACTTACTGCAAAGCAAATGAAGCGTAAGAAACCAATCAATGCTGATTTGATGAGGGATATTGAACCTCTTACAGAAAATCAAAAATTACTTTATAAAGCATACGAATCAAATCAAAATATCGTTGCTTATGGTGCAGCAGGTACTGGTAAGACGTTCATTACTCTCTATAATGCTCTCTGTGATGTTTTGGATGAAAGATCTCCTTATGAAAAAATTTACATTGTAAGGTCTCTTGTTGCCACTCGTGAGATTGGATTTCTTCCTGGGGATCATGAAGACAAATCCTCACTTTATCAAATACCATATAAGAATATGGTAAAGTATATGTTTCAACTTCCAACAGATGCAGACTTTGAGATGCTTTATGGAGGACTCAAAACTCAAGGAACGATTAGTTTTTGGAGTACTTCTTTTATTCGCGGAACTACTCTGGATAATGCAGTTATCATCGTAGATGAATTCCAAAATCTCAACTTTCATGAATTGGACTCTATTATTACCCGTGTTGGTGAGCACAGTAAAATTATGTTCTGTGGTGATGCCACTCAAAGTGATCTAATCAAAACAAACGAAAAGAATGGTATTATTGACTTTATGAAGATTCTACGGGTAATGCCTTCTTTTGATATTATTGAATTTGGTATCGAAGATGTTTGCCGCAGTGGATTGGTTAAAGAATATCTTGTTGCAAAAAATGAATTAGGACTGTAATGACATTTATTCATCATAATTTTCTAGGTGATATTGAATTAGAAAAGAAAGAATCAAACGGCATCCGTCTGTATCATCTTCCCGATGGGCAATGGGTGCCTTCCATCACTTCAGTCACTTCATTTTATAATCGTCAGATCTTTGTGAAATGGCGTGAGCGTGTTGGTCTTGAAGAAGCAAATCGTATTACGAAAAGAGCAACTGCAAGAGGAACTGATTTTCACCAAGTTTGCCAAGATTATCTTGAAAACAAAGAACTGAATTGGAATGATTATCAACCCCTGACAAAGATTATGTTTCATCACGCGAAACCTTATCTGAATAAGATAAATAATATTCATGCGATTGAAAGAACTCTCTATTCTCAGTACTTCGGTCTTGCTGGTCGAGTTGATTGTATTGCGGAATATGAAGGGGAGTTGGCAGTAATCGACTTTAAAACTTCAGAAAAAATTAAACCTGAGAAATGGATTGAGAACTATTTTGTTCAAGAGATGTTTTATGCATCTGCTTATTATGAAATGACAGGTAAACCAATTAAAAAACTTATTACATTGATGGTCACTCCTGGTGGAGAAGTGGAAGTATTTGACAAAAGAAACAAAGGGGATTATATTAAACTACTAGTTCGTTATATTAAAGAATTTGTATCTCACAGTACTAGGCCAGATGGAGAATGAGTTAGAGAAGGTATTAGAAAGTAAATTTTTCTGTCCCTCACGGTTTGCACAGGAAATCGAAAATCTTGTGCAGATTAATATTGAAATGAATTATATCGATGCGATTATTCATTTCTGTGAACAGAATAATATTGATTTAGAATCAGTTCCTAAACTCATCTCAAAACCACTGAAAGAAAAGATTAAGTATGAAGCAATGGAACTCAACTTCTTGAAAAAGAGTTCTCGTGCAAAATTACCTCTTTGATGAATGATGCCATTTGATTCTTATAAAACTTATCTGTCCTTGAAGAATCACTTCACCAAGGACAGTTATGATTACTTTAAATATTGTGGTAAAAGTCGTGCAACATTACAATCTTTCTATAAACGAAAAGATCGAATGTGGTTTGAGAAAGTATCCAGACAAAAAACAGATCAGGAAGTTGTAGATTTTTTTGTTGCTAATTTTGTTTCTTGTAATGATCCAGAAACTCTTTGGATTGGTGAAATGATTAAAGAAGGAGAAGATAGATATCAAAAGTGGCAAAAGAAAATACAATCTCTTTCCTATCTTTTTAAAGAAGAAAGTCAGTCTCTGTTTGAAGAGAATAAATTTCAAGAAGTCTTTAGTTGTTCTAAAGGTCATCCTCCATTACTTAAAAGGTTTCTAACAGGTAAAGTAAGTCTAGAAACTCTTGTGATTTATGATAAAATCTTTTCTTACTCAAATAATTTTGATAAGAAACTTAAGGATCCAGTGTGGGAAACCGTCAGTCGTAGGATTAAAAAATATAATCCATTTCTAAATATTGATATATTTCGATTTCGTAAGATTTTAAAAGAAATCGTTTTGGAGGATTCATGAGTTTCTTTAGTTCAGAAGTTGTCCGTGCTGAGATGACTGAGATTGCAGAGTTACAAGAAGAAGTTTATTCAAACATCTTTAAGTTTCCTACGATGACTAAAGAAGAAAGACTTGATCATGTTGAACTTCTTGAACGTCTTTTAGATAAACAGAAAGTTCTTTATACAAGAATGAGTTTGTCTGATGATCCCGAAGCACAACAAATGAAAGATCGTATTGTTCAATCTGCAATGATGATGGGTATGCCTCCTGGCACTGATATGAATATCATTCTTAATAATATGTCAAGAATGCTTGAGATGATGAAGCAACAGATTGACAAGCACGATCCCGACTGATAGAATATGGGCTGGACGATCCCTTAAGCAAAGTCCCAAAAGCCAAATCCAATTAATACGGAGAAATCTAATGTCTTTTTCAGATCTAAAAAAACAATCCAAACTTGGTTCTTTGACTGCTAAACTAGTCAAAGAAGTTGAAAAAATGAGTGCCACCAGTGGTGGTGAAGATGATCGTCTCTGGAAACCCGAACTTGATAAAACTGGAAACGGTTTTGCAGTGATTCGTTTCCTTCCTGCCCCTGAAGGTGAAGATGTTCCTTGGGCAAAGATTTATTCTCATGGTTTCCAAGGTCCTGGTGGTTGGTATATTGAAAACTCTTTGACTACTCTTGGTCAGAAAGATCCTGTTTCTGAATATAATCGCAAACTGTGGAACAGCGGTAGCGAGAAAGATAAAGAAACTGTTCGTAAGCAGAAGCGTAAACTGTCTTATTACAGCAACATCTATGTTGTAAAAGACCCTACCAATCCTCAAAATGAAGGTAAAGTCTTCCTGTTCAAGTATGGCAAGAAGATCTTTGATAAGATTATGGAAGCAATGCAACCTGAGTTTGAGGATGAAACTCCTATCAATCCTTTTGACTTCTGGCAGGGTGCGAATTTCAAACTCAAAATCGTCAAGAAAGATGGGTACTGGAATTACGACAAGTCAGAATTTGGTTCTGTTGAACCACTGCTGGATGATGACGATGCTCTGGAAGCCCTCTGGAAGAAAGAGTATTCTTTGGCAGCAGTAACTGCTCCTGATCAGTTCAAGTCTTATGAAGAACTGGAAGCACGTATGAATGCTGTTCTTGGTCTTCAAACTTCCTCTCCTACACGTTCTCGTGCAGTAGTTGAACAAGAAGATGACCTGGAAGAGTATGAACAAACTCCTTCTGTTCAGGATCGTGTCGTAGAAGAACTGGAACAGTCTTATACTCGTTCTAAGTCTCCTTCACTTCCTAAGATCACTCAAGATGATGATGAAGATGATGCACTTGCATACTTCTCAAGGCTTGCGAATGATTGATCATTCATAAAGTCTAATATTATCACCTTTCTTAAGGTTCTCAGCAACATACTGTTGAGAACCTTTTTTATATGGCATAATTTCTTTAATATCATCAAATACAATACTTAGATATCTTGGTTTTAATACATAGATATTTCTTTTCTTTTCTTCTAGTTCTATTTCATATTCAAAATTTGTGACTGCAATTGTAAAGTTTCTTGCTTCTTGGTATTCTCCATTATCGTAATATTGAAGACTGAATTTTTCATCAACAATTAGACCTTCTGGAATAATTATAGTTCCATTGGAGTCTATAATTTCTGTAGTCTTATAATATTTAATTCCATTATAAAGAGTATTATAGTCATTGTATTTGTCTAGAACATACTTATCAAATGTTCTTTGAGTCATGGGCCATTCTGTTTTTACGTCAAGTATGTTATTGGAAAGAAGAACTATCCAATCTAGGGTTTCATCATCATAAATTTTGAATGCAACATTGTCGGGTCTTTCATCTCCAACAATTTGATATTTTTCAAAGTATGCTAAATTTTGAAAAATGTCATCACGAAGTTTTGCTCTTTTGAAAAGATTTTTTGTAACGGTATAATCGGAAAGATTTTTTCCTTCTTTTGTGCGATTGATATACGCAAAGTTTGGGACTTGTCTGAAGTATGTTGCCATTTTTAGTAACCTATTTCTGTATCTGAGTCTCCACCTGGGAGTTGTGTATAATCATCATCGTAGATTGGTTCAAGTTCACCGAATGTTAATAATAGATCATATTGTGTCATTGCACCATCTGAGTAAGTAGCATAATTTCCAGCGGGAGTATAGTTTACAGTAAAACTTTGGAGAGCACATTCTTTAATACGATTTATCCAAGGATGGTCTTTTCCAGATCCTCCATAAATGTATGAGATTTTAAACGTGTTTGGTGATTTTAAATACAAGGATGTACTTGCTCTTTTGACAGACATACCTTGTTTGAAAAATCTAATAATTTCTCTGATTTCTTTTGCTTCTTTTTCTTCCCTTGCTGATAGGGAAAAGGTAAAGGAGAATGATCTTAATCCTGGACCTTGGAATAATAGTTCTAAGTTTGGATTGACAATCGCACCAGTTAATCTTGTAAATAAATTTGAGTTTGTTCCTGTTGCTGCCTTTGCTGCTTCAGCCATTATTTGGGTCTTTATATCTGCTGCATTAGTTTTAACAGTATTACCTAAATTGTCAATCCCTTCTTTACTTTTTTCTCCACCTTGCATTAAGGATAAAGATAACTTTGCTCCCTCTGCACCTAAAGCACCTAGTCTATCTTCTCCCCATACAACTTGATTTGTATCTGTGATAGTTGGATTTATTGGTAAACTAACTGTTCCTAATGCACTGCCACTTTGCCTGGACTTACTAAATTCATCACCTCCTAATCCACCAGTTCCAGAGGAAACTCCTCTGGTAGAGTATCTAAACATTGAAAATTTGATGTAATCTTGTTTAGGATCTCTTGTAATAGGATAACTTAAATCTTGTCTATATTTTGTTCTTACTCCACCGTCTCCAACTGACTTAACAATATCTCCATCAGTTACATCACTGGAAGTAGTTGAATCTCCTGCTCCTGGTTTTCCATTAGCATTTCCAGAACCACCAGCTGCTTTTGCTAAGTTTTGTTTTTGTGTTGCAGTTGGATTGCTTCCATATGGATTTTGAGATTGAACTTGCTGAGAATATGCTTGTCTTTCTGGTGATTTTGGGTCTGAGAATGCTGCTTTTTCTGCTGTTGTTGCTCCACTTTCAAATGACCGAGTTGAAGTTCCATCTGCTGTAGTATTGACAGTTGATACTGCTACAGCATTTTCTCCTTTTACATCAGTTCTAAACGTAGTTGCCTTTAATGAACCATCAGCATTCGTTGTGACTGATGTTTTATAAAAGTTAGTTCCTACCTTTGAAGGAGCACTAGTCGTTGTTGCCATTCAGACACAAGGTTTTTATTTATTTAGACGGAATTTTGCATACTGCAAAGACATCAATTCATCTAACTCATTGTACTTAACAACGTGAAGTTTTCCTGCAACTTCTTGCCAAGTATAGTTTCTATATTTTCTCCAATGAAAATTCATTCCTCTAAATCCCCATTTTTGAATTTCAGTACAAGCAATTAGAGGATGTTGGTCATATTCAATATTTGGTGTTTTGGGATTGTAGATAAAGGTATAAAATTTTCCAACTTCTGGAGTAAATACTTGTTCTTTAAAAATTTCTATAATCATTAACATTATATCTTCTGGATCTGTGCTTCCAGAAATTTGAACTCTTTTTAGAAGTTCTTTTACTCTTGGAGTGGTTGATGCTTTTTGTACATATTGACCGAAACCTTCTGCCATTACTTGATACCTAATTCTTCTTCTGTAATGACTTTGAACTCTAACATTCTATCCGCACACCACTCTTGTGCTGCTTTCCATTTTGCTTGATTGACTGCATAGGTTCTACATTCGTGTAGATATGATTTAGTCACTCTTGACTTTTGTTTTGGTGGCACTGTCTGTTTCTTTGGTTTGACTTCAATCACGTAGGTTTTTATTTGTCCTGATTGTTCTTTTACTTTGATTAAGTAATCTGGAAAGTATCTATGTATTCTACCATCTACTGGTGATACATATCCAATACAAAATTCTTCTGATGCCCAAGAAATTATGCTTGGATTGTGGTCGCAATAATAACAAAATCGTCTTTCCCAACTGCTTCTGCAAATAATATTATTTGCGTCACCTTGATATTTTTCTGGATACGATGGTTTGTAGATACTTTTTATGCTTTCTGCCATTTCCAGCATACATAATATAACAGTAAAAATATTTATAAATGCCAGCTCCAACTCCAAGAGTAAGGGACGTATCATTTTTAAGAACGAAGATAATGCAACCAGCATTAACTTCGCATTATGAAGTTTATATCTTGCCTCCGCCCGAAGCAAAATCATTTATAGATCAAAGTAGATTTCCCTTTGATATTACTGATTTATTGACAGTATCTTGTACTGAAGCATCCCTTCCTGGTTCTCAACTTGCAACTCATGATTTGAATAATGATTTTACTGGAGTTACTCAGAGACATGCTTATAGAAGAATCTATGATGATAGAATAGATTTTACCTTTTATGTGAATGGTACTGGGTACGATCAAATCAGATATTTTGAAGCATGGATGAGATATATTTCTGGAGAACAAGTAACAGGAGCAGAAGATCTTAATAGGAATTATAGATTTACATATCCAAAAAAATACAAATCAGGATCTGTTAGCATTACTAAATTCGAAAGAAATTATGGTTCTAAGACTGGAAAATCTTCTGGTTCTATTACTTATAAATTTATTAATGCTTTCCCTATATCAGTGACTTCAATGCCGTTGTCTTATGACTCTTCTCAATTATTGAAGTGTACTGTTGCCTTTTCTTATGATAGGTATGTTGCTGGAAATATAGAGGGAACTATTCCGCAACAAGAACCAGGACAATCTCCAGCAACTGGAGTTCCTAATCCTAATGATATTTCTTATACTGGAGTGACTGTAAAACAGCAAGATATATTTGAAGGTAATGCATCAATAAGTGGTAACTATTTTAATACATCACCAAATCAAAATAATAGACAAACAAATCTTGGTATAGGTGCTAATGATTTGTCTGGAACAACATCAAATATTGCATAAAAAAGAGAGTCCGAAGACTCTCTTTATATTCACTGATTGTTATTGCAAAACAGAGTTTCAAATTTGTTAGATGCGTACTCTGCATCTTTTTCATTTCCTCCAGCAGAAAACATGAACTGTTTTTGAAATTCTACGTTTCCGCAAGCAACTGTTGCTGTTTTGATGATGGTATTTGCTCCTGGAGTATTCAAGAGATTAGTGAATTTACTTCCTGTTTCTGAATCTACTTGCTTAATAAATTCAATTTGACTCTCTGTAAGGTCTGTACTATTACTTACAGTTGATGCAATTGAAGGAACTGCAGTTGCTCCAATAATACCTGCAAGTACAAATCCAATGTTTTTAATCATTTTAGTGATGGTTATCTTTGGTTTCAATGTAAGTGTAGCACTTGTTTTTGATATTGTCAATGGATGATAGACGGTTTTTCTTTCGTCCATAGAACATAAATAAAGTACCTGAATTGTATAGGAGATTATGCCTTTACCAAAAATTGCAACTCCAACATATGAGTTGGAACTACCTTCAACTGGAGAAACAATTAAGTACCGTCCTTTTCTGGTTAAGGAAGAAAAACTTTTAGTTATTGCATTGGAATCTGAAGATACTAAACAGATTACAACCGCAATCAAAACTGTTATTAAAAATTGTATTCAAACTAAAGGAATTAAAGTAGAGTCTCTTCCTACTTTTGATATTGAATATTTGTTCTTGAATATTCGTGGAAAATCTGTTGGTGAAGAAATAGAAGTTAATATTGTTTGTCCTGATGATGAAGAGACGAATGCAACGGTAAAAATAAATGTAGATGATGTTAAGGTTCAAAGAAACGAAGAGCATACTAATAAGATTAAACTAGATTCTCATCTGATGATGGAAATGAAGTATCCTTCACTGGATCAATTCATTAAGAGTAATTTTGATCTTTCTGATAATAATGCAATGGACCAATCATTTGAGTTAATTGCTTCTTGTGTAGATAAAATTTACAGTGAAGATGAAGTTTGGGCTGCTGCTGATGTAACCAAAAAAGAATTGATGGAGTTCTTAGATCAGATGAATACAACTCAATTCAAGCAAATTGAGAATTTTTTTGCAACAATGCCTAAACTTTCTCATAAAGTTATAGTGAAGAATCCTAAAACAGAAGTTGAAAGTGAGGTAGTTCTGGAGGGTCTTTCAAGTTTTTTCGCATAGCACTGATCCATATGGATCTTGAAAATTATTTTCGACTCAATTTTTCGTTGATGCAGTATCATAAATACTCATTGACGGAAATAGAAAATATGATACCTTGGGAAAGAGACATTTACGTTGAACTTCTCAAGCAACATTTAGAAGAAGAAGAGTACAAACAGCAGGCACAACAAAGTAATGGCTGGTAATCCTACCTCAACACGACCAAAAATAACGTCAAGTAGTTTTGGATTATCGACTGCTGGTGAAAGATTGGGTGGAAAATATAAAACCATAAAAATTTCTTCTCCGGAAAAGGCAACATCAAATAGTCTCAATAATATTAATAAGACTCTTGATTCTATTTTAAATACACTTTCAGGTCTTAATAAACAAAGTCTAAGAGAAAGTGAACTTTCTCGAAGAGAATCTGAAAAGAAAAAAAGACAAAGTAGAGAACAGGGGTTAGAGTCAAAGACTTTTGATGGAATAAAAAAAGCACTATCAGTAATTACAAAACCATTTGAATCTATCTTTGATAAGATATGGAATTTTCTTTATTATACTATACTTGGAAAGATAGGAATTAAATTAATTGATTGGTTTGCAGATCCGAAAAATCAGGGTAAAGTTAAATCTCTAATTCGATTTGTAACTGATTGGTGGCCTGCTTTACTTGGTGGATATATTTTATTTGGAACTACGTTTGGAAGGTTAATTCGTTCTACCACCGGGATGGTAGGTAGATTTATCTTCCAAATAGGTAGAGTTGCAATTCCTCAACTTTTAAGATTTATATCTTCCAATCCATTAATTGCTGCTGGAGCAGTAACTGGATTGGCTGCCGGTGGTGCTGAAATGTGGAGGCAGGGTGAAGAAGAAAAACAAATACAAAAGGAAGCAAAGAAACGTAATCTCAAACCACAAGATGTAAAGAGTGAAGTAGAAAAATCAAAGGCATCACCATTTGCATTATTCGGACAGGGGATGTCTGCTGGATTTTCTGGAGGTGGATTTGCTACCTCTGGATTGATACGTGGTCCTAAAGGGGTAGATAAAGTTCCTGCAATGCTTACTGATGGTGAGTTTGTTATGTCTGCGGGGGCAGTTCAGAAATATGGGGTGGATACTCTTGAATCAATGAATGCTGCAGGGGGTGGAACTAACCAACCTAAAATTATTAATGGTGCTACTTATGCTTATGGTGGAGGAAGTATAGGTGGGGGATCGGAAAAACCTTATTCAGGTCTTCCTGGAGAAGATTCTGTTGCTAAATTGAGAAAAGATTTTAATAATTTTTTTAAAAACAACGGTGCTGGTCCAAACTTTGATATTGGTAATCCAAGAACCTGGGGAGGAGGTGGTGGATTTAATATTCCGAACATTCCTGGATTACCTTCGGCTGGAGGTAGTGGATTTAGATTGCCAGGATTGCCGAGAGGAGGTAATATTCCCGGATTACCATCTGGACTAGGAAGAGATTTTAATAGAGGAAAGAAATATTTAAAAGATACTTACAATCAGATTATAAATGATCCTCGTGTAAAGGAGGGTGCTGCTGCGGCAAGACAAGTTTACAATAAGGGAGCACAATTTGTTGAAGGTATAAAGAAAAAGGGCATAGAAAAGGGGTATCTAAATGAAAAGGGACAACTATCTGGGGCTGCAAAAAATCAAGCAACAAATTTTTTAAGTGATTTACTCCCCAATCTTCCAGGAGTTAATCAGTTAAATAAAAAACTTACAGAAAACTATTTAAAGAACATTGGACTTACTAGAGAAAATGCTAAGTATGGAGACATGTCTTCCCAAGCTTTATTAACAGGAAAATCTGGTATTGATAGTGCGTATAATATCGGGCAATTACAACTGAATAAAATGAGTAAAGAAAGTAAGCAAATTTATATGAAAATATTGAAGGAAAAAATGGCATCTGGAACTTTAAAAAGTGGTGATGTTATTAATCCTTATAGTAAAGTTAATAAGAGTGATCCTAGATATAGAGAACAAGGAAGTGTTAGATTTTATGTGGATCCAAAAACAGGAAAGGGTTATTTACTTGATACTTATGGATTTGATCCTGGAAAAGTTGATTTAGGTGGTCCTGGTTCAGCAGCTGATAAGCAATATAAGGAACAGTTAAAAACCTTTCAAGATCCAAATAAAAAAATTAAACTTGGTCCTCTTGATATTCCAATTGGAAAAATTGCTAAAAAGTTAGATTTGAGACCAATGCAAGATGCCACAGAGGGAGGTGGATTACCTCAATACATTCTTGCATTACGAAATAAGATATTTGGTTATGATCCAAGAAAAGAAGGTTCTAAATTAGATCCTAAAAGATTTAAAACCAAAGCTCAGATTGATGAATTAAAAGAACTTGGTGATCTTAAAAAGTTTGCGGCAAAACAATTAACTCCACAGCAAAAAAAATTGATTGATGAAAAATTAAAAAAAGAAAAAAGAGAAGAAGAAAAGAAAAAATTTGAAAAGAAAAATCCAGGAGCAATACTCTACAATAAACCGCAAAAAAATACGGGACAGTCATACAAATCAAATTTTTCCCGACCAAGAAATGCTGGAGTTCCTCCGGTAAAACCACCAGTAAAACCTGCACCAAAAGTAGTTAGAGTATCTAAACCAATTGGAACTGGTGGTGGAGGAATAAGTAAGGGTTCTAATAGTCAAAAAGCACCAAGTCCATCACCAAGACATCCAAAGGGAACAGGGACAACTCAAAGGACGACAGGAACTAAGAGATAAAAATGGCAAATTTAATTCCTACTAAAAAAGGCACTTCCCCTATTGCAAAAGAAAAAATTATAGGAACGTCTTTTCTTAGTTCTAATAAAAAGGTTATTGGTAGTATTGAGAAAAAAGTAATCAAGATAGATCAACTTTTAAAGGATTCTTTTTTAATAAAGAAAAAAGAAACTGAAATAAAAAGAAAAGGTAGAGAAAGAGAAACTTTTGAAAAAAGAGAAGGTGAGTTAGAAAAGAAAAAACCAAAAGCAGTAAAGGGATTTAGTCTACCATCATTACCTAAAGTTGGAATAGTTGATTGGATAAAGAATTTTATACTGAATACTTTCTTGGGAATTGTTGGTGTTAAATTAGTAGATTTTTTACCAACACTACTTAAGATTCTTCCTGTAATTGAAAAGGTTTCTAATTTCTTTATAGATGTTGGTGGAAAACTTTTAGATGGATTAGTTACTTTTATTGATTGGGGTTATAAAGCATATGATGCGACTCGTGGATTTGTTAAAAATATCTTTGGTGAAGGTGGAGTAAAACAGTTCGATCAACTTTCAAGTCTTCTTAATAGGTTTTTAAATCTTGCATTGATTGCAGGAATGATTGGACTTGGTGGTCGTGGTCCAAGAATCGGTGGTTCAAAAGGTGGTGGAGCAAAACCGAGACCTGGAACGGGAGGAAGGCCAAGAGTAACAACATCGGGTGGTGGTCGTGCTGGTGGAGTTGATGTAAGAAATCCTCTTAGACAAAGACCACAAGTAACTACTGGAGGAAAACCTCAATTTAGACTTCCTGGAACTGGACCCAAAATTACTGGAAGTGGTGCCAAGGGTCTTCTTTCTACTGTAAGACCATTTTTAAAAAGAATTCCTTTGCCAGTTGTTGGTGCATTAATTGACTTTGGATTATCTGTTGCTCTTGGAGAAAATCCTGGTAGAGCAGCATTTAGAGCAATTGGAGCAGGACTTCTTGGTGCTGTTGGAGCTGCAGCAGGATCAGTAGTTCCTGTTGCTGGTACTTTTATTGGTGGATTACTTGGAGGAGCAGCAGGAGATGCCGTTGGTGGTGCTTTATATGATGCATTCTTTGGAGGAAAGATAAAAAGTAAAGGAGGAAAAACTGTTAAAGCTGCTGGTGGAGGAAAGGCATCAAAACGTGGAAGAGTATCTAGAACTCTTACAAAATCCAGAAAGGCAAAAAGAACATTATCATTTACTCCAAGAAGAGTAAGACCGGGTGCTTCTATTGGAGGAGCAGATAAAATTCAAAATATTTTCCCAAATCCAGATCAACCAACAGGATTTTTTGGGTGGTTAGGAGGTCTTTTTGGTAAAAAACCAGAACCAGTTCCTACAAAAGAAGATAAGAAAGTACAAAAAAGGTCAGTTAACTCCCAAGAGTTTTTAGCTAGAAGTAATGATATTTTAGGAAAGTCTAATTTCTTTGGTCCATTCTTCACAATTGCAATTAAAACTTTACTAGGACAAAAACCAGATTCTTTAGATTATAAGAATGTTGGTTCTGGATTAAATTCTTGGATGCAAAATATTTTTAAATCTGGACCTCTTGGATTTGCTGGTGGTGGTGAGGTAGATGCAAGACAGTTTTTTAGAGGTGAAGATTATACAAATATAATTTCTAAATCAGTTGAAGAATCGGTATCTAAAGAAGTTGATTCTACTTTAAGAGACTTAGCAAAGGAGATTTCTTTGAGACCTGTTGGTAAAGAAGAAATGATACAAGAGAATATTGAAAAAGCAAAAGAACAACCCGGATTAGAAGTTGGTCCTGAAGGAGTAAGTGTAAGTGGTGGAAATGCTGACTTTTGGACTCTTGTTGCTATTGCCTCAAGAGAAGATAGTGATCCTCAATCTTGGGCTGATGTAGCACAATCAATTTATAATAGAGCAGCAACTGGAATGTATACTGGAGGCAAAAGTATTAAAGGTATTATTACTGCTCCGGGACAGTATGAACCTACCTTCAGTAACCCTAAAGATTGGAAAGCAATTAGTGACTTAGCATCAGCTGCAAGAGCCTCTGGTAAATCTCAAGCACATCTTCAAAGAGTAGCAGCTGCACTTAAAAATCCTAAATTGCAAGCAAATGCTGCAAGTTTTGTTGGTGGTAGAAGTGACTTTATGGGTGAGAGTCAAAAAGGTTCGATGAGACCTGATAGAGGTGATGTTACTCGTGGACCTGGAGATAATTATTTTGGTTGGTTTTACAATGCAAAATTAAAAGGACCAGCAAAAGCACCTTCTCTTGGTGATATTAGAATTATGTCGGGTGGAGGTGGTGTTCTTGGTGGTAAGGGTGGAAATCTTCAGACTGCTAAGCAAATTGCAGAAAGTATGGGACTTTCTTTAACAAGTTATAAGAGAGGTCCTCGATATCCTGGAGATAGAAGCCTTCATATACAAGGAAGAGCTATGGACTTTTCTAATGATTCTGTGGGAAATGGAACTCCGCAGCAATTGGCATATGCTAAAAAAATGGTTTCTGAATATGGTTCGTCTTTAGCACAATTAATTTATACACCTCTTGGTTATGGTATTGCAAATGGTAAAAAGGTTGGTCTTGACTACTGGGGAGAGGCAACAAATAAACAACATTATCATCACGTTCACGTTGCTTATGAAAAAGGTGGAGCAACTTTAGATGGTCCTCATATGGCAATGATAGGTGAAAAGGGAACAGAGTATGTTATTGATGCTGATTCATATGAGTCTACTGAAAAAGTTGCTCCAGGTCTCCTTGATATTCTTAACTACAATGTTAATGACAAGACATCATTACAAAAAAATATGCCATCAATCATTGCATCTTTGACAAGATATGCTTCCTATGAGGATGGTTCTTCTCAAGAATTTATAGCAGTTGATGATGAACCATCATATCTTAATTCATTTGTTATGGGTGGTGGTTCTTCCTTGATTGTGAGTGGAGGTGGTATAGATAATACAGACTACGAAACTCTGGAGATGTTGTAAGGAATGACATTAGATGCTCTAGCAAAGGCTAATATAACTAAATTTACAATATACCCAAACTCTGGCGGAAAGGAAGCAGATTTTAAAGGAGGTGTTGTTGAATTAAGTTATTATGAAGATATTATGTCTCCTACTATTCGTATATCGGCAAGTATTATTGATACTGGACGTGCTGCTGCTGGAAATGATGGAACTGGAGGAAAGATAACAGCATCTGAATCAATCAAACTAACAGGTATGGAAAAATGTGAAATAGATATGGAGGATGCAGTAGGACAAAAACTTACACTTAAAGATATTAATATTAGTTCTAGAGAAAGAATAACTGAAAAATTTAATGATATGGAATTTTTGGAAATAGTTTCCAAAGAATACTTGAAGAATGAAAGTGTTCGTGTAGTTGAGAGATATGATGGTAAAATTTCAGACTCAGTTCAGAAGATTTTGAAGACAGTTTTACAATCTAATAAAACTTTAGATATTGAAGTTACTGAGAATCAAAGATCATTCATTGGTACTACAAAAAAACCTTTCTGGTTTATTACTTGGTTAGGAACTCAATCAATTCCACAAAAAAATCCACAGTCTGCTGGTTACTTTTTCTGGGAAACACATAAAGGATTTAAATACAAATCCGTTGATACTTTGATGGCACAGACAACATCAACTTCTGGTTCTGGGTCGAAGCAGTTATTCCTGTTGGTTATACTGGAAAAATTATTAATTACGATTCAAATAATACTTCAGATATGAAGGATAAACTCACAATGGGTGCGTTTAATTCCTCTGTAAATTTATTCAATTCTTTTGAAAGTTCTTTTGGATGCAATCCACTAGACTTGAAATCACAAGAACCTAATATTAGTTTTTCTGGAACTGAGTTTGGAAAAAATTTAAACTTAGATTTTGTTAAAGATCCATCTCGTTTCTTTACTAGCAATGAAGCAATTGGTGGGTTAACAACTGTAGATGAATCAAAAAATTATGATGTTGAAAAATCAAAGATACTATCAACATCAACATCTAGATATAATCAAGTCTTTACTGTAAAAGTTAATATTACAATACCAGCTGACTTTAGTTTGGAAGCAGGAGAACTTATTTTTATTGATGTGCCAGAACAGTCATCAAAACCAAATCCTACTAATAATGAAAGAATGGGTGGTGTGTATATGATTTCTGCACTGTGTCATAAGATAACTCCTGGTAAAGGCAATGATGGATTTCAAGCAATTACTTCATTAGAACTAGTTCGTGATTCTTATGGAAGAAAACCAAATAGTTCTTCTAGTTCGAGTTCAACCACAGGAGCAACTCCAGTCAATTCTCAAATGAGTTCTTCTGAAAAAGGAGTTACTCAGGCAGATATTGCTGAAGGATTATCTGATGAAAATGCACTTATGTCTCAGCAAGAACAGGTAATAGCACAAACACCTCCAAATGGAACTAAATATGATGATGAAGGATATCCTGCAGATGCTGGTAGTGAGTTTGAGTATAATCCAGTTACAGGAAGACTTGATCCTAAAGATTAGTAATAAATAATAAAAACTATTTTAGTGTGTTCATATGGACAGAACACTTCAACAACATATTAACGATGATAGAGATGAACTGGATAACCCAAATACCAGTGGTCAACGTCGTCGTCACCTAGAAGATGAACTTGATGCTTTAGAACAGTATCAAGTCAATCATCCAGACGAAAATCACGATCCAACTTCTTTGGAATTATATTGTGACACTCATCCCGATGCTCTTGAATGTAGAGTTTATGAAGATTAATTATGTCTGATGTAACTACAGGATCTGCTTTTAATCCTCAATTCTTTATGAATCCTCCTTGGTGGATTGGAAGAGTTGAGGATAAAGAAGTATGGAAAGATAATATTAAAGGTGAAACTTTTAATGGTGTAGCAGAAATAAAGGGTTGGGGTCAAAGATATAAAGTAAGAGTTTTTAATTGGCACACTGGGGATGTAAATAAACTTCAACCAGATCAGGTTGCATTTTGTCAGGTTTTGATGCCTGTAACTGCTGGTTCCGGGCATGGTGGAGCATCAATTACTCCTGCTATCGAATCTGGATCTGTTGTTTTCGGATTCTTCATGGATGGAATGGCGGGACAGGAAGGATACATTGTAGGACTTCTTGGAAACTCTAACAATAATGTCCCCAAAGAAAGAGCAGAACCTGCACCAAATCAACCAACAACAACTGTTCCTCCAACATCAACGACCGGAGGAAAACCAACACCAACTGTAGTCAATCCACCCACACCACCAACAGGTCCTGGTAGTTTAGCAACTAAACCAGTACCCGACAATGTAGATCAACTGAGTACAGACCAATTAAAAAAACTTTTAGACCCATCTAAAACTCCATCTTCTGCAGTTTTTAAAGCAGCATCGGAGGCAAGGCAAAAAGCAAAAGCAGCAGGACTCCCTACAAATGAAGTTGAAAGACTGGTTCTTGCAGCAACAGTAAAATCCTCAAGACAACCAGGTGCTGATGCTGGTGGAAGTGCAAATTGCAATAAAGGATATCAACAGTTTAATAATACCTATACTGATGGAAGTCCTCAAACGGCCGCAAAAGTTCCTGATGATAGAATCATTGGAGGAACTCCTTTATCAACTATCGAAGCACTTCATATTGGAGTTAAGTCACAAGACCAGCACGATAAGTCCAGTAAAATAAAAATTCCTTTACTTGATGTTACTAAAAAGAATAATAGTGATATGAAAGGAATTCAACGCACTATGAAAAATTTAATTAATAGTGTAGAAGAACTTAAAAAGACTTACAATCAAGTCTCTGCTTTTGCATCTGATGTAACTGAATTTTCTAGTCAAATTCAAAATGAAATTAGTGGAGCTGTTACAGAACTTTCTGGATTTACTAAAAATATAATGGGAGGTATTCGTGCTTATACACTAACCAAACTTTCTGATGCTACTAAAAAAGTAACACCCAATCTTTTCCCATCAGAAATTCCTGGATTTTATAAAAAAGTGGAGAAAGGAATTAAATCTTTAAATTGTGCTTTTAATAAAATTACCTCTAATATGCCCAATTTATTGAATTCTATTCTTAAAGATACTTTAGATAATATGATTAATACTCCTTTGTGTGCTATTGAAAGTATGGTTTCTAATATTCTAGATAATGTTCTGAATGAAGTTACTGGAATTATGGATGATGTTTTTTCAACTTTTAATTCTACACTTGGATCTATTACTGGTGCTTTAGATTCTATTGGTGGTATTGGTGGAAATATGTTTAATGCTCTGGAATATGTAAATGGGATTAAACAATTCTTTGCTTGCGATGATATAGAAAGTCCAGTAAAATATAATGAATTGGCTTACGGATATCCTGCTCTTCCTGGGGGAGATGCTTCACCAGTTCCAGGTGCCGCAAATGAATCTCCTACAGGTAAGGGTGCAGTTGCTTCTCAAGCACCTTCTGGAAATATTGTAAATAATAGAAGCACCACTGTTACTCCAACTGCTCCAACTGCTCCAAAGATAAGAGAACAGATACAAAGTCCGGAGGATGATAACAGTGGAACATCGACATTTACTTTATTCTAATTATGTTTTCTAGAAATATTCCTCAAGATACTGCTATTAAGGTTGCTTTCTTTGATGATGATGGGAAGAAAGTAGGTGGATTAACTGTCGAAGAAGCTAATAGAGTTCATCAGATAGATCCTACAAAACTATTTTACTTTCAAAATGGTGATGGAACTGAAGAAGAACTTACAATAGTAGAAGTCAATCAATTGACTCCAGAAAAAGATTTACTTCCAACAACTTCTGATTGTCCTACACAACCTCAAGTTTGTGGTCCACCATTGGTTAAGTTTTTTGGGGGTGGGGCTGGATTTGGTGCTGCTGCGAATGCTGTGATTAGTCCAATTTCATCTTCTGTAATTGGATTTGATATTGTAAATCCGGGAAAGGGATTTGAATCACCTCCAAATGCAGAGTTAATTGATAACTGTGGTAAAGGTGCTGGAGGAAATCTTACTGTAAATATGAATTCCGATGGTAAGTCGGTTAAAAATATAACTATTAATGCACCTGGTGATGGATATCTTGCTGCTCCTGATGGCAGTCTAGGTGGAAATGAGAGAGTATGGAAAGAACCTGATGAAGGTTATGTCAGAACTCCAATTAGTGGATATCACGTCGTTCAACCTTTAAGGCCTATAGGAGTAAAATCAGGAAGTACTTATTATCCACCAAATGGTTCACCGAGAGTTCTAGAACGAGATGAGGTCATTACCTTACCATTAGTTCCAGTAAAACCAAAAGATCCTACATCATTTGGAACACCATATTCGGTTATTCTTTGCATTGAAGAGATAAAGGTTTTAGATCAAGGATTTGGTTATAGACCTGGAGATGAACTAATTATCACTCCTGATAATGGAACTAAAACCGAATTAGTAATCAATGAGTTTGGGAGTATTACCTCAGTAAAAATTATTCAAGGTGGATGTGGATATGATGATTTGCCTGAAATTAGAACAAATTCTCCTACAGGATTTAATGCTACATTTAGTCCAATCTTTAAGGTTACACGAATTGATCCAACTAAGCCAATAGAATCTCAGGTTTCTCCCGTTACACCTTCTACAACAGTGGAACAAATAAGTGTTGTTCCTCAAGAAGTTCGTTTAGTGACAGTTATTGATTGTGTAGGTAAAATTCCACAAACAAGTACTTTTAATGTGCCGAGGTAATTAAAATGGGTAAATCTTTAAATTTAGAAACAAAAGATATAAGAACTAAAGATGGAAATTTGAGGTTAGGTCATATTCACTTGGACCAAGTAAAGTCATCGATTATGATGCAGGGTCAGGGTGGATTGGAGTATATTACTATGGACCAAACTGCACCCAGAAATGGATGGATTACGTCAAGATGTAGAGGAAGATATCAAGTTGTATGTGGAGACAATATTCCTGAGGGTGATGTAGCAATGTATCTTAATTCTTGTGGTGACAAAGGATTAAGTAGAGGAAATATAGAGATCATTACAAAGGGAGTTTTTAAAGTTAACGCAAAAGATATTCAGTTAATTGCAACAGGAACTGATAATAGTAGTGGACGGATTACATTAAAATCAAATGAAGAAATTAAATTAGATTCAAAACAAATAAATGTTAATGCTGCTGAGGCAATGAGTTTGTTCTCTGACGGAGAACTAAATACTACAGCAAAAAATATTATGAAAATGACCGCAGGATCTTTTCAAAAATTAAGTGCAGCAAGTGCATTAAAACCTCCTGCACTTTCTATCAATCCGAGAGCACTTGGTTCTGTAAAACCCGGTTCAATTTAATAAGGAGATATACTTATGTCGTCGTTTAGTGATTCTGAATATATACAAAGACTTTTTGTTGCAAAGGATGAGGTAAAACCTGAAATTTTAGGTAGAGGGAAATCAGAAATTCGTGGATCTACTTATGAACAAGGTCCTGTTCTTCAGGGATTAGATAAAATTTTTCCTGATATTTGGGCTACTACAATGATAGGACCTCTGGAAAACAGTGATTCTCCAGACCCTTTTATTCCCGGTTCCGTTAATGCTTGCGGACCAGTTAATAACTCTCCATACTCTTTAGCAGTTCTTGGAGATGCTGCAATTTTTAATAACTTGGATGTTGATGATAATATTATAGCAGGAAATAACATTAAAGCAGGAAATAATATCATCGCACAAGGAGAAGTAAAATCTCAATGCGGTACTCATGTTTTATCAAGAAAGAAAAACTTTGATATCCCACACCCATTAAAAGAGGGATGGAGATTGACACATACTTGTGTGGAAGGTCCAGAGGCAGCAGTTTATGTTCGAGGAAGAGTTAGAAATAAAACAGAAATACTTTTACCAGCATATTGGAAAAATTTTGTCGATATACAGTCAATTACAGTAAATTTAACTCCAATTGGTTCTCATCAAGATGTGATTATAAAAAGATGGGATGAAGAAAAAGTTTATCTTCAATCTAGGGGGGGAATGCCCATAGATTGTTTTTATCACATCTATGCAGAAAGAATAGATACTGAAAAATTAATTCCTGAATATAAAGGAACTATTGAGGATTATCCTGGAGACAATTCCCAAAGATCTATTGCTGGATATCACTATGATACTAAAAAATAAATGAAAGGATAAATTTATGACTAAGCAAGTAAATATAGGGTTTACAACTAGACCAGTACCAGAAATACCAGCGGATCCATATCCAGTAACTATTGTTACTTCTAATGACACTCAATATGAATTTGCCAGAAGACACACAACAGGAGAACCACCTGCTGATGTTGGAAGTTTGGCAACAGGAAAACTTGTCATTTATGGTACTCAAACTTCACCTGGTTTTTATAAAGGTGTTGATATTGTTTCCGAAGATGCAAGTTCAATAACTCAACATGCATCGGTTCATTCCGAACCAACTCTTTTTACTGGAACTGTAGAACTTAATAACACAAGGTTAACTAATGCTTGGCACTTTAGAGCAGATACTTTTACGGGAACTCAAGGAATTGGAGTAAGTTGGGGAATTCAAAATGAATTTGGATTTGCATTTAAAACTCCACCTCCACCATTAGCAGATAATTCATATGCATTTTATTATGGTCCTCCTGGTGCTCCTGTAACGACTGGAGATTGGGGAGTTTTTATTGATGCTGAGAATATTCCAAACTATTTTAGAGATCGTGTTTTAATAGGAGATTATGTATCAATAGGTGCTGGTGGGGCAACAGAACCAGAACCGATTTTACAGGTCTTTGATAATGATATACGAAAGGGGCAATATGTAGAAAGTATTGTTGGAGTTGGAGTTCGTCCTGATACTAGATATCAACTTCTGGTTAAAAAATCAGTAACAGCAACTGAAGCGGCAAGATTTGATGGTGATGTGTCCGTTACCGGAGCATTAAGTGTTGGTGGAAACAAAATGACATTTGCTGTGGTTGGTTCTAATTTAACAATATCTGTTGCTGGTATTGGGTCAACAACATTAAAACTTGCTTGAACCCCTTGACACTAGCACCTGACTGTGCTATGATACTTAGGTAATCACGGAACGAACCGAATGAAAGATGAGTACCTGGCACGATGTGTCGTTGATCCAATCAAACGAACCGTGTATCTGTATTCCAGTGAGGGGTCAGAACGTGAAGTGGTCTGTGATACGGTTGATGAGTTTATGAATGTGCTAGAATTTGTACGTTCGACAGTGGATGAGGAAACACTTTCTTATGCAAGTCCTCTCTGAAACCAAAATTGACTTTTAATTCCATTTAGGTCGAAAAAAATCTCCCGGTAAAATTCTCACACGATACTTTTTCAAAAAATGCGTCCAGAAACAAGAGAATCAATGGAAATGCTGTTTAGTGCTCGTTGGAATGTTCCAAAAGCCGCAGCAAATTGTAATCTTACAAACAAAGAAATGAAGATTACGTTTAATGAATACTGCACTTTACATCCTCAGACTTATACAGTAGAATCTGATAATCAACTCAAACTCTTTTGAGTTTTTTATGCGAGTATGGTGGAATCGGTAGACACACCAGACTTATGAAAATTGAGCCTCATTTGAGAAATCTTATGAGTGTAATTCCTCAAATTCGGTGAAACCTGTAAAATGGCAATACCGAGCCAAGCATCGTAAGATGAAGGTGTAGAGACTAGACGGGGAACACCTAAACTGAAAAGTATGGTGAAGGTATAGTCCAGACCACAAACCGAAAGGGTAGTGAAAACTATAGTGGTACGAAAATCTGTTGGGCATTGCCCGTGGGAGTTCAAGTCTCCCTACTCGCACTGAGGTTTAACCTCTAAATAAACAAAAGTATAAGGAACTATTCTATGAAATACAGAATAGACGCCAGATATGTTTGGTACAACAGAGGAACACAACTTGTTCTGATGTATTTCATACAAAGTCTTCCTTTTACTTTTGACGACGTTCCTGATAGTTACATTTACGATCCGGAAGTCCTTGAATGTGCAGACAACGAAAGACGATTTGAACCAGAGGATTTATATCAAGCATCCTACTATCTTATGATGGAAGAATGT